TAGGGGACTGTCTACAGTTAATCCCGAGAATACCTCTAGTACATTATATGATCTAGCACTTATTAAGCAAGACTTACTTAATCATTTTCATATACGTCAAGGTGAAAAATTAATGAATCCTGCTTTTGGCACTATTATTTGGGACGCCTTATTTGAACCATTTACAGATGACTTAAAACAAGCAATCGCAGAAAATGTTACAACTATTGTTAATTATGATCCTCGTGTGCAAGCAGAAGATATTAGAGTTACAAGTTATGAAAGCGGCATTCAAATTGAAATGGAACTAACATACCTGCCGTATAATATATCAGAAAAACTTAGACTAGACTTTGATGAAAAAGCCGGTCTAACAGCCTAAAAATAACGTTTATAAATGTGATTAGCAAAATTGCTATGATGTTGAATGCTTGGATGCATGTCATTTTCAGCGGGAGGTATGTTTGGATCAAGAATTACAAAACAACTATCATGATCAACATCTATATTATACCAATCGTCTGGACTTGGAATATTGTAAGGATCTTTTAATGTAGGATGAAGATCATGTCGTGCACCTTCTAGTTGATCTTTTAATCGTTGTGTTTCTACACTTAAATGTATAATTTTAGCACCAGTTGCACGTAAAAATCCATCAGTCATTTGTTGTAAAACTAGATTATTGTAATATCGATTATATACACCCATAGGATCTAAATATGTATTTTTTGTAGAATTTTCTATATACTTTTGAAATTTTTCTTCGTCTTCGTTTGTACTTTCTTTAGATTTTTCTAAACCAAATAACTTGTTAAATCCTGTTATTACAGTTTGCCAACCATAATCACTAGCAACAATATTACAAAACGGTACTGACGTTCTAGCAGGCCATTGTAATGATAGTCTACTTAGGTAAGTCCACATCACAATCACAGTATCATCTGGTTGAATATCTTTAGCACCAACTGCACATTGTCTTGATATTTGTTGAAAACACGCACCGCGCCTAGCATGATTTACTACATTCATATCAAGCATTTCGCCAAGTACTTGCGGCCAAGCATATTTGCTAGGTTTGTATAGATGAATATCGGACCAATCAATATCTGGATTAGCATCAATTTCATCATCAGTACACTGATAACCCTGGTCATTAAGTATAGGAGCAACTACGTCTGGTAGAGCAAATCCTTGTGTAATAGAACAGCCAAATGTGTGTAATGTTTTCATATCAATATTTAATACATGGTAATAGTCGTGTATCATAAACTGGCTTGATATAACTTATAAATAAAATACGCACTTATCTAATCTTAATAAATACATGTGTACAAATAAGGAATGAAATATGTCATCTACCGACCGACAAAATAGACTGCTAGTAGCAGAAGATTGGAAGCGTATATACCAGTCTTATCGTAATGCTGATTTCCAAAGTTACGATTTCGACAATTTACGTAGAACAATGATAAACTACCTAAGGACTAACTATCCTGAGGATTTTAACGATTACATTGAATCAAGTGAATATCTAGCACTAATAGATCTCATTGCATTTTTAGGTCAAAACATTTCATTCCGTATAGACTTAAATGCACGTGAAAACTTCTTAGAACTTGCCGAACGTAGAGAAAGTGTTCTCCGTCTAGCAAGATTACTTTCTTATAATCCAAAGCGTAATCAAGCCGCTGAGGGTTTATTAAAAATTACATCAGTAAACACTACTGAAGATGTAATAGATTCAAATAATTTTAATTTGGCTGGACAACAAATTCAGTGGAACGATCCTAGTAACCCACAGTGGTATGAGCAATTTATTAAAGTAATGAATGCCGCACTACCAACAAATGGTACTTTTGGCAAACCTACTAAAAAAGCAACAGTAAACGGTATACCACATGAACAATATAGATTCAATGGACTTAACACTGATATTCCTAAATATGCATTTAGTAAAACTGTTGAAGGACAGAGTTTACCATTTGAAATTGTAAGTTCAGATATTGATAATAATGCACTTGAAGAAGAAATTCCTATTGTTGGTAATAGTTTTGCATGTTTGTATAAAAATGACGGTCAAGGACCTGCAAGTACAAACACAGGATTTTTTGCTACTTTTAAACAAGGCGCATTAGATGAAGGTCAATTCAGTGTACAAAATCCAAGTAGTAATCAAAAAATTGACATTGATGCAACTGATATTAACAACAAAGATGTTTGGCTGTTTAAACTAGACGAACAAGGGCGCGAAGTTGAATATTGGACCAAAGTAGATTCAGTTGAAGGTAACAATGTTATCTATAATAGTCTAAACAAAAATATAAGAAATTTATATTCTGTATTAACTAGAGTGCAAGACAGAATTAGTTTAATTTTTAGTGATGGTGTTTTTGGTAATTTGCCACAGGGTAGATTTAAAGTAGTATATCGTACAAGTGCAAATAAACGTTATACAGTTAAACCTAGTGAAATGTCAAACATACAAATTACTATACCTTATCTAAGTGAAGTTGGAGTTCCAGAAACACTTAGTTTAACATTGCAATTAAAATATACAATTTCAAATAGTAGTTTGAGCGAATCTAATGATAGCATTAAAGCAAATGCTCCTTCAACATATTATACACAAAATAGAATGGTTACAGCAGAAGATTACAATGTTGCACCATTAGCAGTAAGTCAAGAGATAGTAAAAGTAAAAACAGTTAATAGAAATGCAAGCGGAATAAGCAGATATTTTGATTTAATTGATTCTACAGGAAAATATTCAAGTACTAATCTATTTGGAAACGACGGTATAATTTATAAACAAACTACAAATTTGAAAACAAGTTTTAACTTTGTAACTACAACAGATATTGAAAGTGCAATTACAAATACTATTGAACCTATTATACGTGAAAGAAAAGTATATAATTATTATTTAGAAAATTTTACAAAAATTCTTGCTTCTGACTTAGGTGTTTCATGGGTAAGTTCTACTCAAGATACAAATAGAAGTACAGGTTATATTAATGACGATAATGATACTAAATTTAAACTAGGATCGTTTACAGCAAATAATTTAAGATTTATTCAATCAGGAACACTTGTCAAATTTGTTGCTCCAACAGGCTATCATTTTATGACTACTGATAAAAATAAGTTAATGACAGGACCTGCAAATCATCCAGGAGCGGTTGAATATATTTGGACTAAAGTTGTTAGTGTAACTGGAGACGGTACAGTAGTTGGATCAACAGGACTCGGCCCAGTTGTATTAAATGATTTAATCCCCTCAGAAGCAGTATTAACAGAAGTAAGACCAAAACTTGCAAATGTAATTACAGATGCAGTTAAAACACAAATTGTTGATCAGGCGTTTGCAACAAATACATTTGGTTTAAGGTATGATGTTGAAACACAACAGTGGAGAATTATTACTGAAGCAAATCTTGATAGCATATCAAATTTTAGTACAGGTAAAACAGGCGATTCAAGTAATCAAAACTTAGATGCAAGTTGGTTATTGTATTTTAAAACTGATGGTGAACGCTACGATATTACATATAGAACAATGAGATATGTTTTTGAAAGCGACAAAGAAATTAAATTTTATTATGATAGCACAGACAAAATTTTTGATAATAAAACAGGAAGAATTATTAAAGATAAAATCGAAGTATTAAATGTTAATAATAAACCAGATGTAGCAAATCCGTTTACTGTAAGTTATGATTGGGAAATTATTAAAGAATATAGAGATTCAGAAGGATATGTTGATAGTAAACGTATTGAAATCAGTTTCTTTGATGTAGACGATGACGGAGTAATTGATAATCCACAAGGATTTATAGATATTGTTGATGAAGCAACAAACCCTGAAACAAAATATATCTTTCAAAAGAAATATACAACTAATGACGGAGTAGAAGACTTTAGATATGTTGATAATTCAATTGAAGGAATTCAAGTTAAAATAAACTCAGGTGCTATTGGAGCATATAGTCAGTATACAGCAGGACAAGTATTTTTTACTATGGATACTGAATTGTTTTATAAACTAGATGCTACAAAGAAAAATATCAATATTATTAAAGATTATAGAGGATATATTGGGCGTTCTGGATTAAAGTTTAGATATTTGCATAGTGCAGATTATAATCAAAGAATAGACCCTGCGGCAAGTAATATTATGGATGCGTATCTTCTTACTCGTACATATGATATTCAATATAGACGATGGTTACAAGGTGATTTAGAAACAGAACCATTGCCGCCAAGTAGCGATAGTATGTATCGTTCATACGGAACTGAACTTGATAAGATTAAGTCAATTAGTGACGAGTTAATTTATCATCCAGTTAAGTATAAGTCATTGTTTGGAAGAACAGCGGAGACTAGTTTGCAAGCAACATTTAAAGTAGTAACTAACTCAGAT